GAAGAAGAGTATTTTAATTCATATATTCTTAATAGAGTTTATGATATTATTGGAAGTAAGCATGATTTAGCAACTGCTTACTTTAATGGACAGTGGTTTGGACAAGATGGAAACTTTCATAAAGATGGAGTTCCAATATCTTGTTTAATTTACATAAATCAATATGACTCTGACTGGGGTGGATTTACTCAGTTTAAAAAATCTGAAAAAGAACAGTTTATTGTCCCTCCAATACAAAGAAGATTAGTAGTTTTTCCTGGAGACATTACACATAAAGCATATGCGTACTCTAGGCAAACATGTCCAATGCGAATTAGTTTAGCTTACAAATTATTATGAAAATTGCGATAATCACTGACACTCATTACAACTTTAAGAAAGCAAATAAAAACTTTCACGATTACTTTGCTAAGTTTTATGATAATATTTTCTTTCCATACTTAGAAGAGAACGATATAAAAGTTGCTTTTCATCTTGGTGATGCTTTTGATAATCGTAAAGGTATTGATTATTGGGCATTAAAATGGGCAAAGGAAAATGTATATAATAAATTTAATGACTTAGGTATAACTGTATATAATATAGTTGGGAATCATGATACTTACTATAAGAACACTAATAAGGTAAATGCTATTGATACTTTATTAGAAGAGTATAATAATGTAATAAAAGTATCAACACCAAAGGAGTTCAATGTTGGTGGTTGTGATTTTCTTATGATGCCATGGATTTGTGCCGATAATCAGGAAGAAGTATTTTCCGTAATTGAAAGTACAAAGGCAAAGGTTGCACTTGGACATTTGGAGTTAAATGATTTTCCTGTTTTCCCTGGTCAGATGCAACCCAATGGGATGGATAAAAAAATATTTCAAAAGTTTGATAAAGTATTTACTGGGCACTATCATACTAGAAGTAATGATGGTAGAATATTCTATGTTGGTAATCCATACCAAATGTTTTGGAATGATATAAATGATAAACGTGGATTTAGTATATTCGATACTGATACTTATGAGTTAGAGCATATTGAAAATCCTTATAATATTTTTGAAAAAATATATTATGAAGATAATAATTCTAATGATATTGATCTTGCAGAGTATGAAGATAAAATAGTAAAGGTAATTGTAACTAAAAAAACCAATCAAAAAAAGTTTGATAAATTTTTAGATAAACTTTCTAAAGCAAAGTATATTGATTTGAAAGTTACTGAAACTATTGATGTTGATGATTCAAATTTCCAAGAATGTGAAGTGGATGTTGAGAATACAATAGTAGTTTTAGAGAAGTATATAGAGGAATCTGAGTTTGATTTAGATAAAAATATAGCAAAGAAAATTATAAAAGATGTTTATATGGAGGCACTATCTATTGAATAATAAATAAAAGAAGGTTTTAAACATATCAAATACATGTTTATACTAACAATAAACGGGCAAGAAGGGGAAGGGGCATATGCTGTTCTAAATGATTCTGGTGATCAGACTGTTTATTTCTTTGAAGATGGGGATGATGCAGAAAGATATGCTGGATTACTGGAAGCAGAGGATTACCCTCCCATGTCAGTCACCGAAGTGGACGGTGAGTTGGCAGTAAAGACTTGCGAAATGCATGATTACAATTATGCTATAATAACCATTAATGACTTTGTGATTCCTCCAAGAGACTTAGATGATAACATTCAAGAAGATACGGTTTTGTAATTTTTTATCAACAGGAAATAATTTTACAGAGATTGATTTTAATGAATCAAAGACAACACTGATTATAGGTTCTAATGGAAGTGGTAAGTCCACTTTGTTAGATGCCTTATGCTTTGGTCTTCTTAATAAAGCATTTAGAAAAATCACAAAAAGTCAGTTAATAAATTCTACAAACGATAAAGGAACATTAGTAGAAGTAGAATTTGAGACTAATAATAATAACTGGAAAGTTCGTAGAGGAATTAAACCAGCCATCTTTGAAATATATAAAGACGGTGAAGTTCTTGATCAGTTGGCATCAGTAAATGATCAGCAAGACTGGTTGGAAAAAAATATTCTTAAGTTAAATTATAAATCTTTCACTCAGATTGTTATTCTTGGTAGTGCTTCATTTATTCCTTTTATGCAATTGACAGCATCTAATAGGAGAGAAATTGTTGAAGATCTGCTTGATATAAAAATATTTTCTTCAATGAATGTTATTCTAAAGGAGAAACTTAAGGTAACAATTGATAAAGTTAAAGACTTGAATGCAAAGCATAGTATTTTGGAAGAAAAATATTCTATGCAAAATAACTTCCTTCTAGAGATTGAGAAGAGTGGAAGAGAGACGATGGATGGGAAACAAGATTATATTGATAAATTGCATAAAGAAACTGATGTACTGACAAATAAGAATTCTGACTTGTTGGAATACATTGAAGGTCAACTTCAACCAGAATTAGAGAGTCTTAGTTCTTCTAAAAAAACCTTAAAAAAGTTAAGTATAATTAAGGCAAAATTAGAGCAACGGATACAAACTATTGATACTGAATATAACTTTTTTAAGGAAAATACGGTTTGCCCAACCTGTACTCAAAGTATTGAGAATCAATTTCGCCTAGATAAAATTGTAGACATTGAAAAAAAATCTAAAGAACTCAATGACGGATACAAGGAACTTGAGGACACAATCAATGTAGAACAAGAAAAGGAGAAGAAATTTTTAACCTATTCTACGGAGATTACAAAACTCAATAATGAAATTTCAAACAACCATGTTACTATTTCTGGGATTAATAGACAAATCAAAAATCTTAGAAATGAAATTCAAGACATTACCGATAGACTTGCAAAGAAGAATATTGAACGGGACCTGTTAGAAGATATATCAAAAAAAATAAAAAGAGTTGAAATTGATAGGGCAAAGTATAATGAACTTTATTCTTATTACGAATTTACTCAAGGTTTGCTTAAAGATGGTGGGGTAAAGAAAAAAATTATAAAAAAATATCTTCCATTGATGAATCAGCAAATCAATAAGTACCTTCAGATGATGGACTTATTCATCAACTTTAATCTTGATGAAGAGTTCAATGAATCTATTAAGACACCGATACATGAGGATTTTTCTTACCCTTCTTTTAGTGAAGGTGAGAAAATGAGAATTAATCTTGCTCTTCTCTTTACTTGGAGAGAAATTGCTAAGATGAAAAATTCTGTGAGTACAAATCTTCTTATTCTCGATGAAGTCTTTGATAGTTCTTTGGATGGGAATGGTATTGATTATTTTACAAAGATTATTAGATACGTTCTTACTGATGCAAATATACTAGTAATCTCACATAAGACAGATGAGATGATTGACCTATTTGATAAGACAATTAAATTTGATAAAGTTAAAGGATTTAGTAAGATTGTTTCCTGTTGACCTTTGTCCTCAGGTTTGCTATAATTGATTTGACATGTTATATCCTTGGAGTTATTGAATGTGTAAAGACAGTGAAGATAAAATTGAATTGGATGGGTATTCTGTGAGAGATAGTGGTTATCTTTATGGTTCTTCTGAATATTATCCAGAAGAAGGGGGATTAGATTTAGATTTTTCTAGGTATAATACGGAAAGACACTATGATGTAATTGAATTTAATAATGATATTGACTGGAAATATAATGAAGGTAATATTTTAAAAGAACTTGAAAGTTACTTAATATCTACCTATAGTCAGCATTATGTTGACAAAAACTCAAGTTCAGACCAGACTCTAGACAAGATTAAACATAGTCGTCGTGAGGGTTTCTTTGGTGGTAATGTTGTCAAATATATTGACCGTTACGACAGCAAAGGAACCCCTAGACAAGACCTCTTCAAGGTACTACACTATACAATCCTCCTAATCAATCATTTGGAACTTATTGAAAATTGAAATTTGCTATGAAACTATCTCCTGAAACCATTACTATTCTTAAAAACTTTTCTTCTATTAACCAGTCAATTCTAGTTAAAAGTGGTTCTAAACTCAGCACTATTAGTGTGATGAAGAACATTCTTGCTGAAGCAGAAGTAAAGGAATCCTTCCCAAAGGATTTTGCAATCTATGACCTCAATCAGTTTCTGAATGGTCTTGGACTTCATCAAGATCCAGACTTGGATTTTGAAAACAATTCTCACGTAATTATTCGTGAAGGTAAACGTCGTGTAAAATACTTTTTTGCTGATCCTGAGGTTATTGTGACACCTCCTAATAAGGAATTGTCTCTTCCAACTGAAGATGTTTCTTTCCAACTTGAGCATTCTCAATTGGATAAGATGATTAAAGCATCTGCAGTCTATCAACTTCCAGATCTTTCTGTTATCGGTGAAGATGGGGTTGTTAAATTGGTTGTTCGTGATAAGAAAAACGATACTTCTAATGAGTTTTCTATTATTGTTGGTGAAACTGAAAAGGTATTTACTTTCAACTTCAAGGTTGAAAATATCAAGATCATTCCAGGAACTTATGATGTACTTATTTCCCAAAAACTTCTTTCAAAGTTTACTAATGAAAAGTATAATCTAACTTATTACGTTGCACTTGAACCTGATTCTAATTTTGAATAATTATGTCTGATTATTTTCTTAGAAAAATTCTTGATGATGATCAAGTAAAAATTGCAAAAGAATTAGTGTCCAATTTACGATGGGCTCATGGCACTGGTTCTTTTGGATATAATGATGACAAAATGAATGAAGATGAACTTCTTAGAAAAAAAGTCAGTATAAAAAACAATTTTGAATCAGTAGGACCAATTACTTCAATAGAAAAACTTGATGAAATTATTCACAGTTCTTTAGATACCGATGATGCGTATTTAGATTATACTTCTGCATGGTATTCTGGAAAACCTTTATATAGTAAAATGGGACATGGTGGTTATTTTAGATCTCATCATGATAATCATAAAAACGGTCATTTTAGCACTACTGTATTTCTAAGTAATCCAGATGAGTATGAAGGAGGTGAGTTGGCATTATGTACCAGTTCAGGAATCGAAACATTTAAACCACCTGCTGGTTATGCTGTGACGTATACTACTGGGACACCACATGAGGTAAAGGAAGTAGTAAATGGTATAAGGTATGTTGGAATATTTTGGACTAAGAGTCTATTTGTAGATCCTTTTATTAGAGATTTGTATACAAGTATTTCTCAACTAGAAAGGTCTCTTCCTGATAAAACTCATGACACAATAGAGGATGCAATGAAAGACCCTCAATTTGTTCTCCAAGGAATTCTATATAAGTTGAAGAGACATTATACTAGTGATGGTATGTACTAATGAGTGATTATTATGTGAGGAAAGTTTTAACTGACTATCAAGTTCATAAAATACATGAATTAATTAATGATAGTAGTAGTTATTGGGAATCTGGTCTTAGAACCTTTGGTACAAGTGAACGACATAAAAAAATAAAAAGTAATGAAGAACTGACTGGTCCACAAGAGATATTACAAAAAATTTATGATATTACTTGGCAAGGAATTGATAATGACTTAAAGTTTTTTTCATTTACTGCACCTGATGTTAGTGAAGTACCAATGATAACAAGGACTACTCCTGGTGGAAGATACAGATTACATCATGATGACCCAGATAATGGTGATTTTAGCACTACTATTTTTTTATCCGATCCTGATACTTATGATGGTGGTGAATTAGTTCTTAAAACTATTGGAGGACCGTTGCAATTTAAATTACCAGCAGGACATGCTATAACATACAAGACTGGTATTCCACACCAAGTAAATCTAGTCTCTAGTGGTGTTAGGTATGTAACTGTATTTTGGACTACTACAAAATTTAAAAACCCCAATATTAGAAAAATATGGGGAGATATTAAATATGTTTGTAAGTTATTAGAGCAAAAGCATGGATATGATGCTTTTCCAATAATAGAAAATATTGATGAATCGGATGATAATCCACGTTTTCTATTGGATACTGTATTAAATAATATTGAAAGAGACTTTAAACAAAATTTGTAATTATTATGTCTATTCGTGATGAATTTCTTTGGGTTGAGAAATATCGACCCAAGACTATTGAAGAATGTATTCTCCCAGAGAATATCAAAAAAACTTTCCAAGATTTTGCTGAACGTGGAGAGATTCCTAATATGCTTCTTGCAGGTTCTGCAGGATGTGGAAAAACGACTGTCGCAAAAGCACTATGCAATGAAATCGGAGTAGATTATTATGTCATCAATGGATCCGATGAGGGACGATTCCTTGATACCGTCAGAAATAATGCGAAAAACTTTGCTTCGACCGTATCGCTTACGTCAACTGCAAAACACAAAGTCATCATCATTGATGAGGCAGATAACACAACCAATGATGTACAACTCCTCTTACGGGCGTTTACTGAGGAGTTTAGTGGCAACTGCCGATTCATCCTCACATGTAACTATAAAAACAAAATCATTGAACCCCTCCACTCCCGATGTGCAGTCGTTGAGTTTGGATCAAAGGAAAGGACAAACCAAAAATTGCGGCATCCTTCTTTCAACGTATCCAACAAATCTTGGATGCAGAGGGTGTTGAATATGATAACAAGGTCCTGGTAGAACTTATTAATAAGCACTTC